CAAACATGGCTCAACATGGCAAAGGCCGTGGAATCAAGGCAAGTGACGAGTACACGGCTGCACTCTGCCAAACTTGCCATTTCCAGTTAGATCAAGGAAATAAGCTATCCAAACAAGAACGTCAAGATATGTGGACAGAAGCACATAAGCGCACATACAATAAACTCAAGTCTTTAGGTCTATGGCCTCAAGATGTACCAATGCCTTACTGAGTTGCCAAGGTTTTAGAGGGATTCGTCCCTCTTTTTTTTTGTGTATAATTTAAGCATGGCTACCTTTAGCGGGGGAAAAGTGGATTGAATCACCACCTGCCATAACTTCTTTTGATTCGCTTCATGTGAGATTCAACATGGTCACTAAAGAACTATTGCAAGAACTTTTTTCTTACGACAATGGAAATTTGTATTGGAAAAATGTAAAAAGTAAAAAAGTTAAAATAGGGCAAAAAGTAGGCTCTATTGATAGACATGGATATATGCGCACTTCTATCAAAAAGAAAATATATTTAATACATAGGTTAATATGGATATTTCATTATGATGAAATTAAAGATAACTACTTAATTGACCATATTGATAGAAATCCTTTAAATAATAAAATTGAAAACTTAAGACTTGCTACTCATAGTCAAAACACTCAAAACTCAAAAAAAAGATCAAATAATAAATCTGGATATAAAAATGTGTTTTGGTGTAATGACAAAAATAAATGGCGAGTACGATGCTATCTATTAGGTAAAAGTAAAAATGGTGGTGCTTATGATTGTCTTGATGATGCTGTAGAAGCATCAATTGCGCTAAGAAAAAAAGTTTTTGGTGAATTTGCACGAGATGATATAACTTGCTAAAATGGTACAAACTCCATGAGGATTGCCATGACAGGCTTATTAGCACCTGCAGTACAGATTGAAATTGAGATTAAAAGCCAAGAGGATGAGGGCGAATCTTGTCCTGTGGCTACTGGCGACACAGAGGTAAATCTGGCAAATCGTCAGAAAGCTATTGATAAGTCTAACTATGGCCCGATGAATCCTAACGAGCCTAGCATGGACTACTGGCGTGATCTGTCTAAAATTTGGCGTATCTCTCCTTCTCAAGCTAAGAAATCTACTTGCGGTAACTGCGCTGCTTTCATTCAAACTTCAAAGATGCTAGATTGCATTGAGAAAGGTCTGGAAGAAGGTGATACAGAAATGGACGCATGGGAAGTGCTAGACGCTGGTGATTTGGGTTACTGTGAGATTTGGGACTTCAAGTGTGCTTCTAAGCGTACTTGCGAGGCTTGGGTAAGCGGTGGCCCAATTACTGATGATTCTGAAATGTCTGAAGGAGAATAATTTTGGGTACTACCAACCAGCAAGCATTAGAAATGATGCAAAAGTACATGGACAAAAAGAAGCCTGCGCCAATGCCAGTCAGGGGTGAGCGTACTGCAAAGAACAAAGCAAAGAAGCCTAAAAAATGAAAATGACAAAAGCTGGTCAAAAGAAAGTTGGCAAGGTAATGGGTGAGTACAAAGAAGGCACTCTCCATTCTGGCAAAGGTGGCAAGGTTGTAAAGAGCCGTGACCAAGCCCTCGCCATTGCTATGAGCGAAGCTGCTAAAAAGATGGGTAGGATGAAATAAGTAATATTTTTAGAATATTATGATAAAATATTCACAAACCGAAAGGAATGTGAATGGAAAGACAACAGCGTGTAGTTGTTAAAGATGGGAAAGAGTTACATCATTGTTCAAAATGTAAGTCTTACAAAGACCCATCTGAATTCTATTTAAACAAAGCATCGCTTACTGGCAGAGGAAGCTACTGTAAGCCTTGCATGAAATCTTATAGCCAAGAGCCTACATGGGTTGAGTGGCGTAAGGTCAGATACTATAAAAATCCAGCTAGAACAATCTGGATAGAGGCCAAGAACAGAGCCAAAAGAGCAAATCTACCATTCAATATTGATGTTGATGATTGCGCTATACCTGATGAGTGTTGCGTCCTTGGTATAAAACTATCATCTAAAGGCAATGGGCATAAGAGTGACGCAACTCCAACACTTGATAAAGTGGTTAATACAAAAGGTTACATCAAAGGTAATGTTCGTGTAATATCGTGGAAAGCAAATAGGATAAAGTCAGATTGCGACAATCCAGAAGTATTTGAGGCAATTGCTAGATACATAAGGGGTCATACAAATGACAATTGAAAATAATCAAACAAAATCATCTCGTGGTGGTGCTAGGGCTGGCGCAGGACGCAAAGTAGGTAGCGTTACGACTAAGACTAGAGAAATCGCAGAAAAATGCGCTGAGATGGGTTTAACCCCATTAGAGGTGATGATTGAATCAATGATTGACTTCTACCAAAGTGGCGACAAAGAAGCTGCTGTAAGAGTTGCCAAAGATGCTGCGCCATATATTCACCCAAGACTTTCTGCTGTTGAAGTTGGAAGTGATAGTGATAAACCTATGAAAATGGTAGTCACATGGAAGAAGTAGAAGTCCAGATTGATTACACACCAAGACCTCATCAATTAAAAATCCATGAAATGCTTGAGAACAAGCGTTTTGGGGTTGTGGTTGCACACCGAAGGTTTGGAAAGACAGTTTCTGCTTTAAATCACTTGATTAGAGAGGCTGTAAACAATCAGCATGAAATGGCTCGATATGCTTATATTGCGCCTACTTATGGTCAAGCAAAGCGTGTAGCGTGGGACTATTTGGTCAAATATGTAGAGCCGTTAGACGCTGTAAGTAACATATCTGAATTGAGAGTTGATTTCTTTGGGACAAGAAGGATTCAACTTTATGGCTCTGATAACCCAGATTCTTTGCGTGGTCAATGGTTCGATGGAGTTATCCTCGATGAGATTGGTGACCAGAATCCTAAGATTTGGACAGACATTATCAGACCTGCACTAGCTGACAGAAAAGGCTGGTGTATGTTCATTGGTACACCCAAAGGTCACAACCACTTCAAAGAACTGCGAGACAGGGCAGAAACTGAGGATGGATGGGGTTTGCTAGAGTTCAAAGCCTCTGAGACAGGGGTGGTGGACGATACAGAACTGAAGGCAGCTCGTAATGAGATGGGTGAGGATAAGTACCGCCAAGAGTTTGAATGTAGCTTTGATGCTGCTGTAGAAGGTTCGTACTATGGGCAAATCCTCAATGAACTGGAAGACAAGCACCATATGCAAGACATTCCCAGAGAGGAATTGAGCCGTACCTTTACAGCTTGGGACTTGGGTATGGGTGACTCAACTTCTATTTGGGTTGCTCAGTTAGTAGGTACTGAGGTGCGTCTGATTGACTACTACGAGAATCATGGCGTAGGACTAGACCACTATGTGAAGTGGATTAAGGATAACGACTATGCCAAAGCAGAGCATATCTTGCCCCATGACGTTAGGGTAAGAGAGTTAGGTTCTGGAAAGAGCCGACTAGAGATGCTTGAGGAAGCAGGACTTGAGATCAAGATTGCGCCAAGAATGGGGTTAGATGATGGTATCCAAGCTGTAAGGCGACTATTGCCAAGGTGTTGGTTCAATGTGCCAAAAGTGCAAACAGGACTGAACTGCCTGAGAAACTACCGCAGAGACTACGATGAGAAGCGTAAGATTTTCTATGAGCGTCCATTGCATGACTGGTCATCGCATGGCTCGGACTCATTCCGTTACTTAGCCCTTGGACTTGATGAAGGTCACAGCACATGGTCTAAACCGATTAACCAAATGCCGAAATGGATTGTCTAATGTATTTAATGCCACAAGGGGTAAATTTAGCCCCAAAAGTAAAAGAACTTGAAAAGCGGATAGAAGTATTGGAAAATGTGGTAAAAGTATTACAATCCTCACAAAGACCTAAACTCGGTCGACCTCCGAAGGATACACATGGTACAGAACGAACTGAAGTCAATTCTACAAGCAGAAATTGACGACGCGATCGGCTACATTGAGAGTGAGACAGTAGAGCAACGTAAGGATGCACTTCAATATTATCTGCGTCAACCTTACAAAATGAGGTTGAAGGAAAGAGCCAGATCGTTACTGGAGAAGTAGCAGAAGCTATTGATGGCGCACTTCCTAGCTTAGTTCGTATTTTCACAGGCTCAGACAATATCGTAGTCTTTGAGCCACAGGGCCCACAAGACGAAGCCTCTGCCAAGCAAGCTACAGATTACTGCAATTGGGTCTTCACCAAGGATAACGAAGGCGTAGCCATTCTGCATGATTGGTTCAAAGATGCCTTGATGCAAAAAAATGGCATCGTAAAGGCTTATTGGGAAGACAAAGAAGACCTGACAAAAGAGCGTTACTTTGATTTGTCTGATGACGAATTGGCTATGCTGATGAGTGATGAGACGATGGAGATTGTCGAGCAAGATACGACAGAATTCCCAATCTTTGACCCAATGGGTCAGCCAGTCTTTGACCCTACTGGTATTCAAGTCATGGGTTCTACGCACAATGTCGTAGTCCAAAAGCGTAAGAAGTCAGGCAAAGTCACGATTGAGAATGTTCCTCCAGAGGAGTTCTTGATTAGCAAAAAAGCTAAGACTATTGCTGATTCGCCTTTCGTAGCCCATCGTCAGATGTTGACTCGTAGTGATCTGATCGCTATGGGCTTTAACAAGAAGCAAGTTGAATCCTTGCAGATGGATGATGCTCTAGCCTACACACCAGAGCGTGTTGCTCGTTACTCAGCAGGTGAGCAACCCTACCAAGTACAGACTGATGACCCTTCAATGCAAGAGATTGAGGTGTTTGAGTGCTATGTAAAGACTGACATGAATGGCAAAGGTATTGCTACTCTGACTCAAGTCTTCTACGCTTCAAACGAGATTCTTCAAGATGAAGATGGCAAGGAAGCAATTGAGGAAGTGGACTATGTTCCTTTCCTCTCAATCTGCCCTATCCCAATTCCACACAAGTTCTTTGGTAACTCACTTGCTGATCGAACTACTGATCTGCAATTGATTAAGACTACTATCACTCGTCAGATGTTGGACAATTTATATCTGACAAACAATGCGCGAGTGGTTGCTGTTGAAGGACAAGTAAACCTTGATGACTTGCTTACATCTACTGCTGGTGGTGTTATTCGTGCTAAGTCTCAAGGGGCTGTTCAACAGTTGGTTGTGCAGAACGTTGCTCAAGCTGCTTTTCCAATGCTTCAGTACTTGGATACAGTCCAATCTAAGCGTACAGGCGTATCTGATGCTTCACAAGGCTTAGACCCTGCTATCTTGCAGAATGTGACTGCTGCTGCTGTAGCCTCGATGCAACAAGCTGGCGCAGGTAAGATCGAACTAATGGCTCGTATCTTTGCTGAGACAGGCGTTAAGTCTTTGTTCCAAGGCATCTTGCATCTGCTGTGCAAGTACCAAGACAAGGCTCGTA